CCGTCCGCCACTGTCCGAGCTGGCCCGACACCATGCACCGGCACCCCCCGGTCCCGGCCCCGCGGAGCGTCTCCCACACGACGAGCGAGGGCCGGCGGTCGCCCCCCGAGTGTGCCGGGCACGGGCACCGGGTCGCCGACGTGCGACCGCGCTCCGACCCCGAGGCTCCGACGGGCATCCTCGACGGGGGCCCGGTCGTCAGGGCGGCCGACCAGTCCGTCGACTCGGGCTCCGGGAGCCGCACGCCGCCGTCCGTCAGGTCTCGTGCGGCCCGCTGGACGGCGTCCCACGACGGCCCCGGGATCAGCAGGTGCCGCCCCCACCGCTGGTTCGGGCGGAGCGTCCGGAGCCGGACGCCCGCGGCGCGCGCCGCCCCCGGGTCGACCTGGCGCCACGCGAGCTGCTCGCCGAGCGAGGCGAACGCGGCGAGCGCCGAGCCGTAGCCGACGCCGAACAGGTGGCACACGTAGGCGGCCGAGCACTCGACGTAGACGTCGCCGTCGTCGAGCACCTGGGCGGTCCGGGACTTGACGGAGCCGATGGCCACCACACACGCGAGCAGTGCTCGGTCCGCCGCGGTGGACGGTTTCGATCCGGTCCCCGTTGCTACGGCTGCGAGCTCGGGGTATTCTGTCGCTGCATTCACCCGCATCCTCCGAATGCTCTGACGGGACCATCGTGCAACCGGTGGTCCCGTCCCCGTTTATACCCCGCCGACCCCCAGCGGCGCGAACGGTGTGCGCGAGGTTCGCTTCCGACGGCGACGGCGACGGGGTACGGTACCGGTGCGACGCGTAGTGCATGGTGCACATCGGGGCGCGTCGTTCAGGTCACTTCGGGTAGGGCCCGGGTCGCGCAAGTGGCCCGGGCCCGTTCCGTTCAGCCCTTCGGCACGCCCGACAGTGGCGGCGACGCGGGGCGGCGACCGACGACGGGAGCTGGCGCGCGAGACGCGTGTCGTCGGGAACGTCGACCAGTACAGCAGACCCGTTCTGGACGAGTGCCCGGGCGTCCGGTCGGGTGGACCCCCGAACACCGAGACACGGGAGTCTCGACCCGGGAAACGGTGGCTCGTCGACGACGTCGGGCCCGTCGCGGTTCTCGTCGGGGCCTCGTCGAGTGCGTCGACGGGCACGACGTCTGCGGGGTCGGGTTGGTCACGTGGTGGCCGTTGTCGGCAGTCTCGCCCTGGCGCGTCCACTGGCGGACAGCGGTTGACCGCCTCGCGGCGACGAGGTTCGCTACCCTGGCGGGAGGGGTACGGGGTGGTCGAACGCGCACCGCGCAGGGCAGGAGGGACGGATGGAGACGAGGATCGACCGTTACGGGGCGTCGAACGACCTCGCGGGGCTCCCGGCGAGGTCGTTCGTCCTGACGAACAGCCAGCGGGGGACGGCGGTGTGCTCGCTCCGGTGGTTCTACGGGCACGGGCTCGGGCTCGTCCGGGACGCGACCCCGCCGATGCGGATGGGGACCGCCTGGGGCGGCGTGATGCAGGACGTCTGGTCCTGGTGGGCGGTGCCCGACCGCGGTCCGTACCCGGACCCCGACTTCACCTCCGGGGTGTGTCGCTGGTGCGGGGGACTCAACCCGGGGCTCGGGTGCTTCGCGTGTGGGTCGACGGGCCTCGACCCGATCGCGAGGGCGCGGCGCGGCTTCCTGGAGTACCAGGCGCGGCTCGAACATCCCGAGAAGACGGCGGAGGAGGTCGAGCACGATGCGGAGACGCTCCGACGGGCGGCCCGCGGGTACCTGATCCGGTACGGGACCACCGGCCCCGACACGATGCGGGTCCTCGCCGTCGAGGTGCCGATCGTCCGTCAGGTGCTCCGCCCGGACGGGGGCGAGTACCGCCCCGAGGTCCCGGTCGTCGCCGACGGCGACGGGTGGCGGTTCGCGCTCCCGACCGACCGCGCGTCGGACACGACGCGGGTCAGGTGGCCGTGGTTCGTCGCCGGGAAGCTCGACGTCCTCGCCGTCGACCGGGGCACCGGCCGGGGCCTGCACGTCGAGCACAAGTACGGCTCCCAGGTGTCGCGGTACGTCCACATGCTGACGCACGACACCCAGACCCCGACGTACCAGTGGCTGATCGAGGGCGCCGTGCAGCGGGCCCGGACCTCGCCGATCGACGCCCCCGGGTGGGCGCGTGAGATCGCGCGGACGACGCAACCCGGCGAGGAGATGGCCGGGTACTACCTCGACTTCACCTCGTCCGGGTTTCACTACGACGCCCGGCAGCTCGCCTCGAAGCCGACCAAGGCCAACCCGGACCCGGCGCCGGTCCTGTCGACCGCGGCGTCGCCGACGGTCCCGTCCTGGCTGTACGAGGAGGCCGTCGAGCGGCTCGGGCTCTGGTCGGACGGGCGCGTGGACGGGGAAAAGCGCGCCGAGTACCGCGACCACATCGCGAAGCTGCGACGGGACGTCGACAGGAAGCTGTACTACCGCGAGTGGACGGCGGTAGGGCGCTCCGACGTCCGGCGGCTGGAGATCGAGCTGTACCACTCGGCCCGCGACCTCGCCGCGGCACGTCGACGCATCGTCGAGTTCGACGACCTCGACCCGGCGGAGCTGGCGCTCCGCTACCCCCGCACGATGGTGTGCAACCTCCCCGGCGGGGGGTGTGCGTTCCGCGGCCCCTGTACGCAGGACGGCCCGGACGTCCGCGCCCGCTACGCGGTGCGTCCGACGCAGTCCTGGACCACCGACACCGACACACAACCTGACGAGGTCGTCGACGACCTCGGCTTCTGAGGTGAGCATGGCAGAGTCGAAACCGCTCCTGGACATCCCGTTGCGCCCGGCGTCGTCGCTGGGACTCGGGTACCAGAAGTTCCTCATCCACGGCGTCTCTGGCGCCGGCAAGACCGCGCTCGGGGCGGAGGCCCCGAACCCGATCATCCTCCTGACGGAGATGCAGGGCCTCGCGACGGTCCTCACACACAACCCGTCGGCGACGGTCGTGCCGATCGAGTCGGTCGCGAGGAAGCTCGGCGTGTCCGAGATGGACGTCGTCCGGGACCTGATGCAGCGCGCCCGACTCGGGCAGTTCCCGGAGGGGTCGACGATCGTGCTCGACACCGCGGACGAGCTGATGCGGATCATGAAGGACGACATGCAGCAGGGCGAGGAGTTCACCCTCCAGCAGTGGGGTGGGCTCACCGACCGGTTCCGGCGGTTCCTGCGGCTGTTCCGGGACATCCCCTACAACGCGATCATGCTGACGCACACCGACGTCACGACGGAGGGTGAGGAGAACCTGCGGTACCTCACGCCGGCGTTCCTGGGGCGTCAGATCGGCCCCGAGAGCCCCGGCTACTTCTCCGCCGTCGGGTGGATGTTCAAGAGGTACCCGAGCGAGAACGACAAGAAGGCGAAGCGCGGCTCTCGCCGGGGCCGTCGCGACAAGGACGACGCGAAGGACGAGGAGGCGACGGGCGACGAGGAGGCGACGGTCGTCCACCTCGTGATGTTCGACGGGCCGTCGAGGTACGCGGTGAAGCCCACCCGTCCACTGCGCGCGCTCGAGGAGCCGGACGTCACCGACTGGCTCCGGCGGATCACGGAGTACCGCGCCGAGCTCCAGACGCGGGTCGTCGACCCCGTCGCGGACGGCGGCGACGTCGACGGGCCCGACGACGACCCTGCGAACGGGGGGGGTGACGAGGTCGTCGCCCTGACCACCACCACCACCACCGAGCCGGACGCGAAGCCGGCCGGACGCACCCGCGGCGGTCGCCGCGGGGCGAAGTAGCACCCGAAGGAGACACACACGATGGCACTCAACGTCAACCCAGCAACCGACGGTGGAGAGGGAGGGGCGTTCTGCAAGAACCCCGGCCCGCACGTGTTCGCCGGGGTCGGCATGGAACGCTGCAAGTCCCAGAAGGGGACCGAGTACTACAAGGTCCGCATGGTCTGCCTGGAGGACCGGACCGGGTCGCCCGACCCCGACACGGGGCGTGACGTCCTCTGCAACTTCAACCTGCAGGAGTCGTCGGTCTGGGTGTTCGGGCGCTTCGCCCGGGCGGTCGGGCACGACGACCCGTTCGACGCCGACAACGCGCGGGAGTTCCTGAACGTCGTCAAGGCTGACTACTTCGTCGCTGACGTCGAGATGGAGAAGTACGACGGGAAGGACCGGGCCAAGATCGACGCGAAGACCTTCGACGCCTACGAGGGCGAGGTCGACCCCGGGTGGGACGACATCTGCGGCGAGGCCGAGACGCGGCACGAGCGGATCCTGGAGCGGCAGGCCGAGAAGGCGAAGGGCGGCGGCGGCGGCGGCGGCGGACGTGGACGTGGACGCGGCGGCGGCGGCAAGGGTGGCGGCGGACGTGCGCGAGACGACGACCCGGCGCCGGCCGCCGATCGCGGGTACAACGCCGACGACATCCCGTTCTAAGGCAGGGGGACTGAGATGACGGTCAGGGCACTCGTGCCCGGCGACCGGGTCCTCGCAGCGGCGTTCTGGGCGTTCGCGTCGGCCCTCCGGCTCGACGCGACGCAGAGGACGCCGCTGCTGTTCCTCTGGTCGCTGGCGGACAGGGACGGGGTCGCACCGGTCGACCCGGCGCAGCTCTACGAGGCGATCGGGGCGGACCCCGCCGGGTGGCCCCGGCCGGACGAGCTGCGGACGCACTGCTGGTGGCGACTCGAACGGCTCCAGGAGCGGGGCGCGCTGGTGCTGTGGCAGACCGGTGATGGCGACCAGGCCCGCCAGTGGTGGGTGTGGATCCCCGAGGTGGCCTCGTGGCAGCCGACGAAGGGCACCTACCGCGTCGAGGTGCGCCCGGACTGGCCGGCGCCCCCGTCGGCCGGCGTCGCGGCGCTCCTCCGCGCCCGGGGTCAGGCGTACGACGAGGCAGCGGTCGCTGCGGCGTGCCCGCGGGCCGTCGGGCGGTCCCGCGCGGCGTCCGGGGCGCCGGCCGACGACGTCCGGGACGTGTTCGAGGAGTGGCGGCGGCACCAGGGGCACCCCGACGCGTGCGCGCTCACCCCCTCCTACCAGCGGCTGATCCGGGGCGCGCTGAAGCACTTCTCGTCTGACGTGCTCGTCCGGTTCCTGCGGTACGCGTTCACGGCCGACGACGCCGGCCCGCGGTTCTGGCGCGGCGAGAACCGGAACAGCCGGACGTACCTCGGGCTCGACAACCTGCTGGTCCAGGAGAAGCTCCCGGCCCGGATCCAGGCGACGCTCGACTACGAGGCGCGCGCGGCGTCCGAGGACGGGGACTCGTTCGGCGCGTTCGGCCCGTCGGACGACGGCGAGGACGACGCCGATGGGTAGCGGACGACGGATCAGCGCCGAGCAGCTCCTCACGGTCGTCCGGTCACACCAGTCGAAGGGCCGGGTCCACACCGAGCGCGGCAACAGCGGGCCCCAGGCGCGGGCGACGTGCCCGAGGTGCAACAAGGCCCGGGGCCTGACCGTCGCCCTGGGCGACGACCGGCTCGGCGCGTGGACCTGTTTCGGCTGCGGCGAGAGCGGCGGGCTCCGGTCGCTGCTGGAGGCGTACGGGGAGCCGACGGACGACCTCACCGAGGACCGCGCGTCCCCCCCGGGGGCGACCGGCGCGGACGCGCTGGTACGCGGGATCCGACAACGGACGTTCCACAGGCCGGCGGCCGAGGTCGTCGAGCGCGCGTCGTCGCGGTCGTCGGCGTTCGAGTTCCGCTCCGACCTCGACGTCACGTGCGAGGCGAACCTGTACGCGGAGTCGGGTGGCGCGGTGCTCCACTACCTGCTGGAGGACCGCGGGCTGTCGCCGGAGGCGGTCCGGGCGTTCCACCTGGGGGCGCTGGCCGTCGACAGCGCCCCGGGCCGCCCGCCGTGGAACTTCCTCGTGATCCCGGTGTACGACGAGTCCGGGACGCTCGTGAACGCCCGGTTCCGCCCGGTCCCCCAGAGCTGTCCGCTCTGCCTCGGGGTCGGGTGTCCCCCGCCGGAGGACGGGCGGCAGCGGGTCTGCGATGGGGGGACCGTCGCGAAGGCGTACTACCGCTGCAAGGGCAGGCCGTCGGCGCTGTTCGGCGCGGACCGGCTGACCAAGACGGCGGACCGGTCGGTGGTCGTCGTCGAGGGCGAGCTCGACGTCGTGTCGATGTGGGACCTCGGGTGGACCACGAACGTCGTCTCGTCGACGGACGGGGCGATGTCCGGTCTCCGCGACGAGTGGGTGTTGCTGCTGGAGGGGTACGACCGGGTCCTGTTCGCGACGGACAACGACCGGCCGGGCGACGCGTTCGCCGAGCGGGTCGCCGACCAGCTCGGGCGGTACCGGTGCGCGCGCGTCCGGTTGCCGCACAAGGACGCCGGCGACTGCGTGCGGCTCGGGGTCGAGCAGCAGGAGGTACTCCGGGCGCTGGAGTCGGCCGAGTCGATGATGCCCGTCAGGATCGTCAAGGTCGGGCACTACCGGGAGCGGCTCCAGACGCTGATCGACCACCCCGAGACGATGCGGGGGAGGTCGTTCGGCTCGGCGAAGGTCGACGAGCGCGTGGGTGGGCTCCGGGCAGGCGTCTACGTCGTGACGGGCGACACGTCGTCGGGGAAGACCACCTTCACCACCTGGGTGGCGCTGCACGAGGCGACGATGGGCGTGCCGGTGCTGCTGACCGCCTTCGAGCAGCGCGAGGAGCTGGTCGCGAAGCTGGTTCGGATGCAGCTCCGCAAGGACCTGCTGCGGGCGACCCCGCAGGAGCGCGAGCGCGCGCTGGCGGAGCTCGACGACCTCCCACTCCACATCGCGGACCACCACGGGCACATCACCCCGGCGGGGCTCGTCGAGCTGCTCCGGTCCGCGCGTCGGGTCCACGGGGTGAAGCACGCGGTCGTCGACCACCTCGGGTTCGTCCTCGACGACGACGCCGACGACGAGCGCAAGATGATCGAGGCGACCATCAGGGCGCTGGTGACGGTGTCGAAGGTCGACGACATGACGATCGTGCTCGTCGCACACCCGAACCGGCAGCACGTCGCCCAGCGACGGCGGGTCGGGATCAGCGACCTGAAGGGGGCCTCGGCGATCGAGCAGGACTGCGACGTCGGGATCGTCGTCGAGCGCCTGGCCCCGAAGGGCACCGGCGACACGGGCCGACCCCGGACGCGGGTCCACGTCGACAAGTGCCGCTCCGAGTTCGGCTTCCCGGGGGCACGCTGCACGCTCTACTTCGACCGCGGGTCCTGCCTCTACGCCGACGAGGCGGGGCTGCTCGACGCGCTCGTCGTCGGGGGTGGGTCTGGACTGTACGTCGAGCCGGAGCGCGACGCGGGGCCGGAGGGTTTCGCGTAGCGCCGTCTTCGCTTTCGCCCCCGCGGGGGTACGGGGCCGCCAGGAGGTGTGTAGTGGCTCTGCTGAACATCGCGACGCGCGGCGTGGACAAGGCCGTCGGGTCGCTCGTGAAGGTCAACGTGCGCCGGGACGACGGGCACAAGATGTCTCCACTCGCGTGGGACCTCGACGTCGCGTTCACTTTGGAGGACGCCGACCACGAGCTGGTCGAACGCCTGATGCCCGGTGCGACGGCGACGATCGAGGCGTCGCGCCGGTCGGGACGGAAGGAGACGCGGACCGACAAGACCGCGAGGGACGACATCCGGTTCACGCTGCTCGACCCGAGCGACGGGCCGGTCACGGAGCTGGCCTCGGCGGTGGGCGTCCTCCGGTCGCTCGTCCTCCGCGTCGCGGGGAACGTCGCGGTGGTGACGATCCGGGCCAGGATGCACCTCGACGCCGACCTGCTGGTGGGGGTCGTCCACCGGTTGGGCAAGGACCTGGTGGTCCAGTCGGAGCCGGTGCAGGTGGCGATGTTCGAGTCCGTCGACCAGGTCGGCGACGACCACGCGCCGCTGACGGTCGTGTCCGGCGACGTCGTCGTGGCGAGGATGGACGGGGACGACGAGGTCTTCGGGCTCGTCACCGACGTCGACGGCGACGACCTCGCGGTCGAGGACGTCGACGGTGAGATCTACGCGGTCGACGTCGGCGAGGTCCGGACGGTCCTCCGCGTGGCGCTGCCGGACGGCGTCACGATGGCGGCGACGCTCCGGTCCTACCGGTCCAGGGCGAAGCGGGCGAAGGTCCGCGCGTCCTGGGAGCACCTGATCGTCGCGCTCGGCCGGCTGTCCGGGAGCCAGGGCGGCGTCGTCCTGACCCCCGAGGTCGTCGAGCTCGCGCTGGGCGTCGCGCGGGAGCACCTGGACGACGTGACCGGGGACCAGACCGAGGTCGGGACCCCGACGGGTGACGACGAGCCGGGCGCGGAGCTGTAGTCGTGTCGAGGTCCACGATCGCGGTCGTCGAGGTCTACCCGACGGTCCAGGGCGAGGGCGCGCTGGCGGGCACGCCCGCCGTGTTCGTGCGGCTCGCCGGCTGCAACGGGTGGTCCGGCCGCCCGGAGGGCCGCGGGACCGGGGCGCTCCTCTGCTCGGAGTGGTGCGACACCGACTTCGCGGTGCGCGAGCGGCTGACACCGGAGGAGCTGGCGACGCGCGCGCGTGACGTCGCCGTCGGGGCCGGGCTGTTCGGGCCCGCGGCGCTCTGCGTCATCACCGGCGGGGAGCCTGGGCTGCAGCTCGACGGCGTGCCCGGCCAGCAGTTGGTCGAGGACCTCGCCATCGCCGGGTTCCGTACGGCGGTGGAGACGAACGGGACCGTGGACCTCGGGTGGCTGCACCTCGACCACGTGTGCGTGTCGCCGAAGCCGGCGCGCGACGGGGGCGGCGGGACGGGTCACCTCCGGCAGACCTGGGGAGACGAGCTGAAGGTCGTCGTCCCGACGCCACTCGACCTCGACGACCTCGACCGCCTCGGGTTCGACCACAGGTTCGTGCAGCCCCGGGACGACGGCGACCCGGCGATGAACCGGCGGAACCTCGACCTCGCGGTGCGGGAGGCCGCCCGGCTCGGCTGGCGGGTGTCCGTCCAGGTCCACAAGCTGCTGGGGCTCCCGTGAGCACCGCCGCCCCGGGCGTCGAGCCCTTCGCCCGACAGCTCCGGGCGTGGTGGCTCGGTGGGGACACCTGGCGGCGCCGGGGCCTCCCGTGGCGCGAGGAGGGCGTGACCACGCTGGAGCTCGCGGCGACCGAGGCGCTGATGGCGCAGACGCCGGCCGACGTCGTCGCGTTCCACTGGTGG